AGCCGAAGGCCAAGATGGCTTCCCGGAATACTTGGACGGAGGTGGCCACCCGCACCAACGTCTCGCCCAATCCCTCGCCCACTTGCTGGAATTGATCGATGAACGGGACCACATGAGCGGCCACGTCATCAAAGATCTCGCTGAACACAGCCAGCAACTCTTCTTCCAGTTCATCCCCTTCCAGATCCTGAAGGCTGATGTCGATTGTGGCCAGCTCGAACGTGCCCAGCCGGTCCTCAATATCGCTCATGTCCATCCCGAGAGCCAACGCCGCTTCGAGAACCGTGTCATAGATGGAGCCGAAGACCAGCGCGAATTGGACGCCAACCTGCTCATCGAGATCCTGGAACCGGGTGTACTCATCGTAGTCGTCAAAGATGTGCTTCTTCTTTTTGTATCGCTGGAAGGCTTGAACCAGAACCTCATTGGTCAGATTGGCCAACGTGTCTCCGACAATCCGGATGCCCTCATCGAGCAACTTCACTTTCCCACCGAAGATCTTGGCAAGGAACTCGCCAACAAAGTTCAGGCCGAAGAGATTGAAGATGCCCGCCCCGGTCAAGAGATCTATGAGGAAGTTCTTGGGCGGCTTCAACTCACCAAATTGCCGATCCTCCGCGCCGCGAGCCAACTGGACTGAAGCGCCGCCCAGACCGCTCTGGAGATTCTGGAGGGCTTGGAGCATCCCTCGGTTGATTCCCACCAGCTCGGAGGTGGCGTCAGCTGTGATCTCGCTGGCTTTCAGCAAGGACTCGGACTTGGCCTCAGCATCGCCCAGAACGCTGCCTGTACCTTGAGCCTCTTGAGCCGTGCGGTTGGCGCTCCCGGAGGCGCCAGTTTGAACGCCCATGGATGCGATCATCGCGGCCACTCCGAGCGCACGCGGGATTGCGGAGTAGACGTCACCGCCAGACAGCTGCTTGATGACCGCGTAGATGCCCATGGCGATGTTGAGCGCCAGCATCGCACTTCGAACCGACTCAGCCGCAGCAGAGTCCTCGTGGAGCATCCCTTGGACCTCCTTCAATGACGCCATCGCGCTGGTGCCGATCTGCAAAAATGCATCGTTGGCCATCTCTACCGAGTGGGTGGCATCTTGGACCGCATCGGACAAGTCATAGTAGTCCTGCTCCCGGCCTTCGAACACCCCGGCGTCCCACGCCTTGTTCAACAACTCTTGAGCCTCGGCCAGCCTCTCCAGTTCAGCAGCAGCCGGGTCCAAGGAGTCCGCGAGCAAGTCAACCTGTTCGGCCATCTGCTCAAGACTTTCGACATAGGCCATGGCATCTTCGAGCTCAACCTGCGTCATGAAGTCAACTTCTTTCAATCTCATCGCAGCCGCAGCCGCGTCCTCGAACGCCTTTGTGCCTTTGTGCAACTCGCGGGATAAATTCGCGTATGTCTTCTGGCTGATGCCACCATTCTTCACCCCGGCCTTCAGCGCCTTCTCCAGCAGCTTCTGCGCCTTGGCCAACTCTCGCGCCTCGGCAGCAGCCGGGTCCAATTCATCTTTGAGATCCTGCAACGCGGCAACTTCATCCTCGGTCAGTTTGGTGACCTTCGCCACCACAAGCTCCATCCGCTCGGCAGTGACGGTGATCTCATCCAGAGATCCGTTCGCCAAAGCCGTCTTGTATGCCAGCTCATCTTGAGCGTTGCCCAGTGCCACCAGTTGTTCCCGTAGCCGGGCAGCTTCGGCTTCCGCTGCTCGGGCAACTTCGGCCTGCTCAACAATCTGGCGGGCCAGCCGGTCTCCGGCTTCCGCGCCACCGGGCATCTGCTGCAGATCCATCAGAACCTTCAAGTTGTCTTGCGCCTGTTTGACGGCAGCGTCCTGCTCCGCGATCGCGATGTTCAATTTGCCCATCGCCACCTCAAAGGAGGTCATCCCAAACTTCTCGGCGGACTCGATCAATGACTGGATTTCCATGTCCAGCTCGGTCACTTCTCGGCTCGTGTCGCGCATCGCAATCATCAATGCTCCGAGCGCTACGGTGATGCCGGTGATGGCCAGACCAACTCCGAATGTCCCGCCCATTGCTGCGGCCCACGCGATCATCGAAGGAATGACCCGAGTGTAGACGACAACCGCGAGACGGGCGAGGAGCGGAATCATCAAAGCCAAGAGCCGCGCCAAGTTCCCGAAGACCAGCAGCAGCGGGCCCATCGCCGCGACCAACATCCCGGTCTTCAGCAGGAACTGTTGCGTTGACGGGTTCAAAGCTCGCCAGCCCTCCGCGAGATCCCGTACCTGCTGAGCCAAAGCGATCATCGCCGGGGCGAGACTTCCGCCAATGTCGATCGCCACATCAGCAATCTCCTTCTTGGCCAGCTCCAGCTGCTTGGTCATCGACTGCATTTGCTTCTCGGCAACCTCCTCGGTGATGCCGCCCGCATCCTTCAGCGCCTTCTCGTATTCCTTGATCTTGCCGGACAGCCCGATCAATGACCGGATGGCGATCACTGACCGATCCTGGAAGCCGAGCAGCGCCAGAGTCGCACCGCGCTGTTGAACGGACATCGGGCCTAGCGCCTTCTCCAGATCGGCAATGATGTCCGCCATGTTCCGGAGATCTCCTTGAGCGTTGAACACTTTGATGCCGTAGTTATCGAACTCATCAGCATTCTTCCGCACAGCGGTCTGCAGATCTCGGGTCACAATGTTGAACTTCTCGCCCGCCTCTTCAGCTTTGATGCCTTGATCGGCCCAAGCCGCGAGGACCGCCACACCCGTCTCAAGTTCAATGTTCAGATCCTTGATTGCGATGCCGGCTTTGTTGGTCAGAGCGATGCCGAATTGTTCAACTGAGGCGTTGGCTTTGGTCGCAGCCTTCACCAGAACGTCGGACACAGCGGTCATGTTCTCCATGTTGGCGACAGCGTCACCTTTGATCGTCATCCCGAGAGCTGACTGGGCATCGGTGAGGATGTCCGTGGCCCGCGCCATGTCAAACATCCCGGCTTGAGCGAACGCCGCCACACTGCCGAGTGCCAGCACGGACTCCTTGGCGTCAAGGCCAGCCGAAGCCAGAAAGTAATACGACTCGGCTGCTTGCTTGGCGGTGAACGCGGTTGTCCGTCCCATGTCCCGAGCGGCTTGGGTCATTTCGTTCCGCATGGCATCGGTGACATCGCCCATGATCGCGAGGGAAGTAGTCATGGCGTCTTCAAAATCGCCAAACGCCTTCAGGGAAGCCACGCCGAAGGCCAGCATTGGAGCGGTGACGTACATGGTCATGTTCTTGCCCATGCTCTTCATCACCTTGCTGGCTTTCATGGCTTGCCGTTCGAGGCGCTGTGTTGCCGTCTCCGCTTGGTTGGCAGCATCGCCAAGTTTGTCCAAGCGGCTGATGGCTACGACCACACCGTCACTTCTGACTTCTAATCCCAGTTCAGCAATATCAACTGCCATTCCTATCTCCCGTTGGGCTTGTTCCGTTCCGCCTCTTCCTTGTCACGTTCTCGCTTTGCCTTCCGCTCTTCTGAAATTGCTCGCAGCCACGCATTGTCCATTTGCACAAGCCACCCAATCTCCTCGGGCGTCACCAGCTTTCCAAACAACTCCACCCATGAGCGGATCTCGGTGAAGGAGAGCGGCGCCAGAGACTCGAAGCCCGGAGGACGGCGGGAGTTTAACTCCCACCACCACTTCCAAACATGCTCGCCGCAAGGAGGGACCATGGGCTGCTCGGGCGTCTCCGCGCCGGCAGACTCATTGTACTCCGCCCGAGTGACTTCACGCCATTCGGTTCGGCTGACTCTGACTTCATGTCCCCAGTGTATCTCATAACGAGCATGCCAAGCTAGGCAATCGCCTAGCTGTTCTCCGATCTCGACAAAAAATCTTCGAAGCTGCCAACCTCCTCATCCAAAAACTTTTTGACGTGCCAGCCGAGCTGGTCATCATTGAGGACCGTCCGGAGTTCCTGCTTGCTGAACGGCGGGCGTCCCTTCTTGTCATCATCACCCTTCTCCCATCTCCAGCCGGCAACGTGAGCGACATGGAGCTGGTCTTCGTGTTGGGTCACAGCATTTTGGTAGGCTGTGGTCTTCCGCTTGAGCGTCAGATCCCGGACCTTGGCCTGGAACCGGCGCATACATTCCTGCACCTCTTGCGATGACTCGTGCCTCAAAGTGAAGAACCATCCGGTGGGATCGCCCACAGGTCTGAACTCCACTTCGCGGTCAACCGTTTCCACTGCCGATTTGATTTCATTCAAGTTCATTTTCATTTCCTCTCAGTTAAAGGTTCCCGACCCGAAGGCCGGGAACATTGTTGCGCCCAATCTTAGACAGACGGGGCTTCCACGATCTCAGGTGGCTGCTGGAGACCCAGCGTGAAGATCACGTGTTTGAAATCTTCGTTGCCTCCCTTGGTTCTTTGCGGACCGGTGACCAGCCCACGGTTGTACTCCTCGGATGTGTCGGCCCACACGAACTTGAAAGCATAGTTGTCCGTGTTGTCGTAAGCCGCAGCCGCCAGCAGGAGATCCATACCCGGTGAGGCGACATCCTGGAACTCGACATTGGGATCACCGGCATTGGCCTCGCCCTTGCCTTTGCAGACAACGGGACGGTCCCAGGTGCTGTCGGACACGACATTCTGCGTCACGCCAGTCGGATCGCTGGTCACCAAGTTCGGGATCTCGACCCAAGTGAGACCCGTAAATTCAGACAGGGTCTGGTCGAGGTTGACGGCAGAGTCCGAGATATAGAACTTCCCGCCGAAGTTTGTTGCACCACATGTGCTCATAATTGTTTCCTCCAACTAAATGTTGATAAATGGTTTCCGGAAACCCATTTCAGGGGCGTCATTCGTTTCATGTTAATCCCTTCCACGGTATCGTGACGGGAATGTACAGCTTGCTGGAATCCGGCGTGATCATCGGAGACTGCCATGGCCGTTTCCTCACTCTCACAGCTGCCAGCGTCTGCCCTTTAGGGAAGTGGGCAATCAAGGCGTCCGCCAATTCCGATGGTTCAATCTGCCCTTGTCCGGGACGGAAGTAAACCAAGATCTGGAAGAAGCCGCGAGTGTCCACGCACGCGTCATCATCCCACGCAATGTCTCCGGGTTCATTCGGAAACACTCTGGGCTCCAGCCACATGCCGGACTCGGGCGGCTTCTCCTGCTTCCCCGGCCACAGGATCTCCGGTTGCGGGTCATACTCGAAAGCCGCCAGCCTTGCAAAAGCAGCTTCAACAATCGCGGTCGTGCTCATGCTGCCCTCCTAAAGATTTCGTAGTTGTCTGCATAATCTCCAATCCAGTCGTTCAATTTGTCGGTCGTGTCGGGAGTTCCGAAGTTGTCCCGGTGACCAACTCCAATGCCCGGCCTTCCGGGAAGTCCCTTGATGCCGACCACATTGTGCGTGTCGAGCAGCACCTTGGATCCGGGGAAGGATCTCCACAGCCTTGTGTCCAGCATCTTCCCTCCGCGCCGGCACAATTCCGCCAGATGGTCGATCGCCGCGCCCTTGATCCCGACCGAGCACATGGAGGTGTGATACCTCCCCGGCAGGACACGCCAGCGCCTCGTGGCGACGTTAAAATATCGTGAGTCGCGCTCTCCTACTAGGTCCGCTCCTTCGAGGGCGCTCAGGACGTTTAAAACGTGGCCGGGGAGGTACACATCATCATCCTCCAAGACCATGACCCGGTCACCAGATTCTGCCAACTTCAAGCCCTCGGCCATGCACTCCGCTTGAGTGTTTTGACCCGGCTCCCAACGCCATTCCGGGCGCACCAATTCCACCGTGATTCCGGCTCGCGTCCGGGGCACTCGCGTGGGTGGATCGCAGTCGTCAACGATCACCCAAATGACCGGATCAGAGATTGTCTGAGCATCGAGATATTCTCCAAGCAGAGACAGTCCTTCAGGACGGCATCCGGTGGGTGTTATGGCGAAATAATTGTTGCTCATTTTGGAATCAATTGCCTCGTAAGTGTCTGATTGCAAACCATTCTTGTGATCTCTGAAAAGACATACGATCGTAAGCCCTCGCGACAACATTGGCGTAGGGGCCAAATGAGGCCAATATAGAGGGATTCACTCATATCGCCTCCAAAAGTTGATCGGTGACGTTTTTCACGTCGTGAAATTGCTCAATATGCGCTCGCAAACTTCCCATTTTCATCGCCGTTTTGACGGCATCTTTGACGCGATCCATCGACGGTTTGATGCCTCCGCGCCCGCTGTAATTTCGCTCCATGGCGCCAGTCGTATCGAGGTCCAAAAGTGGCTGTTGATACGAGCTTCGGTGATCGCAAATTACGACCGGGACGCCACACGCCATCGCTTCCAATGCTGCCCTCCCGGTGGCAATCACGCAGGCCGATTCACGGACAATTTTGCGGGCATCTTCGGCGCTGGAGTTCCTCACGTGTTGAGGGATCATGCCCAGCGATTTTGCCAAAACCGGCAAGAAGTTCAGCCCGCCGCGATAGCTGAACCGTGTCAAGAATTTGCGCCGGATTCTCACCGGGGTCCAGAACTCCAAATCAATCGGTTGACGGATGATGGGACCATCCCCGGCCCAACGCGCCCGCACCTCTTCGGATGTAAAGGCAACGTTGTTACCTGGAGGAGTTTCAGCGGGGATGATCCCATGGCAAATCGTGATTGACTTTCTGCACCAATCGTAAGCCCGAGCTGTGTCACCCGCGTTGGCGATGATCCCGAGATCGTGCCCGCCGAGCGGAGGCGGCTGGCCCGGTCCCCAAGTCCGGACGTCATGGCCGCGCCGAACCAACTCAGCCTCGACCGTGCGGCACCAGCTCTGGACTCCGCCAATCGGGCGAGGACCGTGAGGTGCGTGTTTGGCTGCGAGGAGTATCTTCATGTCCCGGTGCTCACAGCCACCAACGTGATTCGTTTCGTCACTTGGTTTGTGCCCACCATGGGGCTTCCGGTCCCGTCGTCAACGGCAATCGTCACATCCACGACCGCGCTGAAACTTTCGAGGACAGCCGCCGGCAGTGAGATGTCCATACGGAACAGGTCATTCCATGTCCCAAACGAGACGGGCGTTGTTCCGTATTCCCGGAGAGTGACTTGCCCGGTGTCGCCGCTCACAGCCGTCACCTTGATCAGAAAAGTGTTGGTGCTGATCGAAACCAAGCGCCGATCTATCGTATCGAAGAATCCGAGAGTGCTGGCGTTGACCCAGTAGCCCGCGTTGACGTTGTATGAATTCGGATCGTTTGAGCCCTCGTAGAAATAGACGTTGGTGTAGACGGTCCCGTTGTCTGTGATGGATGACGTAATCGGACTCGAATCCATCACGATGGGATCAAAGCCGACCGGCCATTCATACGTCCTCCAGCGGCGAACCTCAATACCCCGGTCTTCCGCCCACACGCCCATGTCGGTCTCGGTGTTGAATGCGGAGTCCGTGTGCGTCAGCTTGATGGGCCACGGAGCGCGTATGCCCGCCTCAACGGTCTCCATCTCGCCCATGATGTCGTTCCCTTCGAACGTCAAGCGCATGCTGAAGTAATCACCCGTGCCGAACGGTCCCAACCCCGTCAACGTATAACTGGCCACGAGGGTATGAGTGCCGCTCACGACTTTGTACAGCCCCAGCACAGGGTCCGTGGCGTCCGGGTTCTTAACCGCGAGGAGCCAGAAGTTGGCGGAGTCTTGCAGCCGACCAACAATACCGCCTCCGCAGGACTCAGAGACGCTGTAGAAGAATTTGAAGTCAGCCGCTATCTGGACATCGGTGGTAGTCGCGTCGATCGTGTACAAGGCATCATTGAAGACCGATCCCTGATACGATTCGATGCGGCCCGAGATGGCCATGCTGAAACCACCGTGATCGTAATCACTCTCAAGGTAGTACATGTCGTGCCATTCCTGCCCGGTATTTCCGCCCTCAAAGGCGTTACGACGGTCAGTGTTCGGCGTGTCACCGTCAAGGTCACCACTACGGGCGAACTCGTCAGAAACCAGATAGTCAAGCTGTCCCCGGTAGGCGAGCACATGTATGCGCTCCGTCGTGGCTTGCGCGGTGTCCGGAGCGCCACCACCGTTATCCGGGGCAATGGATAAATCAATGATGAGATCTTCGGGGATGCCGTTCCAGATCTTGTCGTTGAAGATCAGTTGCCAGTCATCCCACAAGTCAACCCACTCGCCTTCGGCTCCACCGTTGTCCCATGCAAACGTCTCGACTCCGGACGCCCTTGACACGATGTCGAACTTGGCCCACCATTGCTCGATGCCCGTGTGCTCTGTGACTGTGAACTGATCGTAGAACCACCAAGCATAAACCGGCATGGTGCCCTGAGCAATTCCCCGATCGAAGCCGCCGTTGCCGGGTGCGCTTGGGTAGTAATTCAATTCGGCGTACGCCCATGAGGCACCCGACTCCGGCAAGATGTCAAACAACTCGAAGTCGAAGCCCGAGGCTGGTGGTGGGGCGAAAAGGCCGATGAGTAGTTCAGTCATAATTATCGTTGCCTTTAGAAACTTGTCCATATCACGTAACCGATCAGCGTGACGTTCAACCCCTTCCCGACACTCCCTCCGGAGGGCTGGGAGAGCAACTGAACTTTGATCTCGCTGTCATCGTTGAGGATGATGTTTGTTGCCGCGAACTCCGGTGCCGGCGAATAACCCACGCTGGTCCTCATCCCAGATCCGAGCGTCAACGCGCTTCCGCTCGCGAAGATAGACACCCCGTCCTCAAGGATGTCCAAATCAAGATCTCCACCGGAGTCCTCCACGTTGAATGATGCCCTCACTTCGAGGAGCACAAAGGAGAATGGCATGCGGAACGTCCGCAGTATGTCGTCAGACGTTCCAAGAACCGCAATGCGCTCATCCACAGTCTGCTGCTCATCGGTGACCGAAGCTGTGAATGCCTTGATCTCCGCATCCGCCGCGAACCCGGAGATGAGCGCCATGTTGGTGTTCGTTGTTTGGAATGCCGTCCGTCCGGGGTCACCAGTCTTGTCGCCCGGTGCCGATCCGACATCAATTGCTCCTAATTCTAAAGGCATACATCCTCCAAAAATTTCTCAGGGGTCATCCGCGAGAAGCAAGTCAACGCCGTTTCCCGAGACAAGTTAATCACATTCACGCCGAGGTCATCCAGCTCCATAGCGGTCCGCGCCATCATACGCGGCCAAGACCTGATCCCGCCCGCGTTTGCCATGTTGGTTCTTTTGCCACCTTCATCCATCTTCGGATGGTCAACGTGACAGTGAGCCCGCCCGCCCGTCTTCTGTTGATCGAACCCGAGCAAAAGGATGTTCTTGGCTCCTTGATCGACGGCATACTGAATGGCCATGTGTCCGCTATTTCCTCCGGTCCGCTTCCAGTCCTTCCCGCGCCACGTCTCCATTCCTGGCGCCCGATGTGTGCGGCTGACTCGATGTCCTTTGAACCAGCCAATCTTCGGTCCGTAATGCCGCCACCAAACCGAGTCCGCAGCAAACTGATAATGCGCCCACGGTGCAAAGAAGATCCCGCAATTGACCGTCAGCAAGGTCACCTTGTCCCGGAACAGATCCGCGTCCGCCCTTCGGAACGATGGCCCAGTTGCCACGATTAGCCACCAGTCAGACAATGCCCTTCTCCGCGATCTTTGCCGCCACTTTCACGTGTTGATCCCATCGCTCCACCGCACCGCGCAAGAAGCCGTCGTGATACTCCCGGTGTCTGGCGTAGTTCGCCGTCCAGCCGATGAACAGCGGCATCCCTTTAGCTGGATCCCACTGCAAAAGAATCGCGGCGAGAGGAGCGCCTGCGGCCTGCGCGTTCAAGTCGTAAGTGGTCCCTGACGGATTATCCGCAGGACCGCTCGGCATCCCGGACAGAGAACCTTGGATGCTGGCTCGCAAGAATCCCGTTTTGATCCGCATCCGCCCGCCTTGACCACGAGTGCGTTCTGCCGTCATGACAACCGTCTGGACCGCGCCGCGAGCTGTCGCCCGAAATCGTTTTTCAAACTTCGTCTCAAACTTCTTCACATCGTTGGCAAATTTACCCATCAGGCAACATTCTCCACGGCGACAAAATCAATTGTGTGCTCAACGAAGCATCGGCAGTTGACAACCTCGGCTGCGCCGGCAGTGGGATCTCCCGGATACATCAGGCTGGCCTGGGTCAACGGATTCACAAACGGTTCATCCAACCCGCGCACCTGGCCATTCATCATCACGTGGCCCTCGCGCTCATTCCGGCTGTAGCTGTGACGCCAGATCCGGTGGACCGCGTGGCGCGGAGCAAGCCCTTGCTCCACGACTTGGTTCATAGCTTCATCGGCGGAGGCATTGATGGCCTTCAACGTCTCCGTCCGGGAGAGGGTGTCGGCCCGATGCTTCAACCAGCGATCGGAATACCGGTCAACAATTTTGTTCTCGATCTTCGCCGGCAACGGCTTCCCATCTTTGATCGCCTTCTTCACCACGCTGTCAAAACGCCGGTCACGAAGTCTGCGACTTTTGTAACTCTGCCAGTCCAGGTTCCGGAGATCCTTGCGCATGTTCGTGACGATGTCGGCTTGATGATCGGTCAATCCCAACACGCCGCCCGAGCGCCGCCCGGTCTTCGAGATCCGGCCCGCGATGTCCAGAGCGGTGGTGGTTGGGTTCGAACCTCTGGCCATGCCGTCCCGGAGGATCACTTGGATGGCCCGCTCTTGGGTGGCCTTCAAACTCTGGACCCGCTCCAGCGCGGTGTTCCTCAACCACGCTTCCGCTCTCGGGTTGGTGATGTCAAACGACATGGCGATGTTCTTTGAAAGCTCGGTGGCCATCGTCATCGTTCCACCTTCCATGTACGCGGCTCGCAGGCTTTCACTTGTGGCTGAGTACATCCCTTCCCGGATGCCGGCAGCTTGAAGGATCTTGGCCGGATCTCCGGTCACAACCGCGTCCGCCAGCGCCTTGATCTTCGCGAATGTGCGTGCCTCCGCGATCGCCTTCAAGAAGGCATCCCGGACGGGCTTCTCAAGCCGTCTCAAAAGAGCATTCATTTGTGCTCGGCTAGTCGCCATTCGGTACATCCGATTTCATCGAGTCAACCCGGAACGTGGCCCGATACATCTTGACCCGTTCATCACCGTGACCCATGTAGTAGTAATGGCCCATGTGCGCGATCTGGTGACCGATCATTTTGCCGTCCTCGGTGAAGAGGACTCCTTCACCACCGATGTTGCGCACGATCAATTCAACCCGCTCAACCTTCTCGATTTCAACGGGCTTCAAAGCATCTTCCGAGTTCGTTTTCATTTCATTTTCTCGCATGAACTTTCCACAGCATGATCACCGGACCCGGCTTGAGCGGATCCACCCTGACCACCTGAAACTTCTCACAGTCAACAACAATCTGCTCAGCCAGCTTCGGATCTTGACTCACGCCCTCGGTGCTCACCAAGAACATCACGTCAGTCTTCTCCACCAACGTCCCTTGATTGTTGTCCGTCTTGAAAGCGGTTCGAAGTGTCTGAATTGGACACTCGGTATCGTTATCAAGATTTGACTCCCAATCTTCGCCAATCGACTCGCCCGGCATCAGGAGATGGCCCGAGTCACCGAATTCTTTGATCAGCTTCTCTACCGTCCCGATCTGGAGCGATGTGTAATCAAAAGCCATCTCAGGCCACCCACGGCCACGGAACGGTCTTGCCGTCCGGCACCGTCGCCATGCACTTCAACAAATCGTTGACAGCCGTCAGAACCGGGCGCATGGAGGAGACGGGATCTGTCTTGCCGACCATGCCCTGCTGAGCCGGGGTCATAAACTCCTGCTCAATGACATCGACCTTGACCCGTTTCACCTGCTCACCCGGTGTGACGGTGGGCGACAATATGCCCGGATTAGCGTGCTCCGCGAGGGCGGCCAGGTATGTGGCCTGTTGTACCTCGATCGGTACTTCATCATCCGGGATACTGTCACCGTTGCAATCGACCACGCCGGTGCGCGGCCAAGCCTGTCCTTGCAAGCCACGCCCGCAAGTCATATTCCCATCCCAAATCGGGAAGGTTGAAACCCAGGAGCTGCCCCGGCGAATAGCTGCGTCAGTTGACTCATCATCCGGAACAGTGATGTCTGGGTAATAATCCCCGGCGTAAGCGATCAAATTGGCTCGCGACACGAGCGCATCAGCATCCGGTACACAAGAGCCATCTTCAACAGATAATGCCATCAGTCATACTCCGCAGCAATTGACGCGGCTTCATCCTTTCGGACTTTCCGGTCAGTGACTTTGAACCCGTTGACATAGACTTCGTACCAGCCGCCACCGGCGTGATGCGTTTCTGTGCCTTCGCCAGTGACGTCACCGGGGAGGTTGATCACTTCGCGATCATCCGCCACGATGGGCTTGGGCTGCTGAACAGGCTGCTTCTTCGAAGGAACCGGCTTGGTCACTTCTACCTTTGCAGGTTCCGCTCCGTCAGAAAGCTCAAGCACGCCCATGTCCAGCCACCGCCCAATTGTCCGATTTTTGCGAACGTGGGCCAGCTGCTTTTCATCGAGCGTGACACTTTTGCCCGGATCCAATATGATAGCGGGACGGCCAGGAACTCCCAGCCGTCTCGCGCCTTTATTTGTCAGTTTCATTTCATTCGCTCCTCGGGATCAGATCCCGTCGATGTACGTCACTTCGTTCGGCAGACGGACATCCAGACCACCCAGACGCATCACGCCCGGAATCTGCCAGCGCAGCGGTCCTTCCTGCCAGACGGGCAAGAAGCGGTGAGGCATCGGCATGTGGAACTTGAGGACTTCCGGACTGCGACGGTACGCAACCATCCGGGCCGTGGCGCTGACTCCCGCGTCATCCAGCTTGCGGATGCCACGAATGGTCAACGGAGCGCCGGTGTTGGCGGTGTACACGTTGTACTTCCGGATGAACTCCAGAACGGTTCCCATGTTGTCGCCCAGACGGGTGCTCGCCAGCTTGTTCCACTTCGTATACGGAAGCAGAAGAGTGTCGGCCTGAATGATGTTATTCGTGCCGACCTGGATGAGCTCCAGACCTTGGTTGACGTCCGCGATGATTTCATCTTCGGTCGCGGTGTCCCAGTCGCCTGTCGTGGCCGGGGTGGCCGTGACTGCCGGGTGGTCGATCAGACCGGACATGTTCTTGGAAGTATCGCCTTCCATGACAACACGGTCCGTCATCTCTTCCGCAGCTCGCCTTGCGGCGTTGGCTTTGTCACCGGAGAGATTGTAGCCAAGCTGTTGCGCCTGATTGATCTCTTCCCAGCTGTAGCCGTAGCCGATGCCGGCGCTGAAGACCGGAGTCTCATACTCACTGTGCTCGACATCCGCCATGGGGATATCGTCAGCGTTGAGATTCAGCCAGTCAGCCAATCCCGCCTTGTTGGCGGAGTAGTACGTCACCGTCCTCGCGAACGGATGAGCGGAGGTGTCTACCGGGACCAGCTGCGGGTATTGAATGTCCGCATACCGCGTCTGATAAACACCGGCTTCGATGTGGGCTGTCTGTGAAACGACCCAGCCCATTGCTGCTTGTGCGTCAAACATTTTCATCTTTATTCCTCCTTACGCCAAGCGCAGTTGAGCGAGTTCGCCGTCAGCCGCAGTGGTCTCCCACCGAGCGCCAGGAATCGCAACGCCACCCGAGTTGGCAAGAGCGCCAGCCGCGAGTGTGTGAACAGCATCACCAGCGGCAACGCCACCGGAGTTCGCAACCCAGATCACACCCTTCGTTGCCAGCCGCGCACTCTCGTACTGGGCGAACAAATCAGGGGTCTTCGCGTTGCTGCTGTATTGACGGACCGTGACGCCCAAGAACTCTGAGCCGTCACTGACCACACAGCCTTTGTCTCCGGAACCCTGCATTGCTGCGAGTCCGAATGCCAGGCCAGCTGCGTCTTCGACCGTTCTGGAGATCAGCACCTTGTGTTCGGTGTTGACCAGAGCGCCCGCGTATGCAGTAGGGATGTTGTCGAGGTAGGTTGTCTGAAGTGCCATTACTGGTTACCTCCCTTCCATGCGTCTTCCATGTGGGAAACCATCCTGGCGTGAGCCGTATCGACAGATTCCAGTTTGGGCTTGGCGCCGTCCTTGAGAACCTTGCGCACGGGGTCGCTGTCAGCGTCCTCGGACAAGATGTCGAACCGGGCCTGGATGTAGTCATCGGACTTGCCGTCAACTGCCTTCTGCCCGAGCTTCGCGGTCACTGCCGCTTTCCGGATGTCAGAATCTGACATGCCGGTGTAGTCCTTGTCGGCCACCTGCTTGGCTGTGGCGATAAGGTCCGCCCGATCATTGACGCGCTTGTCAAGATCCGCGTCAGACAGTTGCTCGCCCTTCAGGGTATCAATCTCGGCGTCTTTCTGCGCGAGTTCGGTATCCTTGGCGGCCAGCTCAGTCTGATGGGCTTCTGCTGCATCAACTCCTGCCTTCCGTGCGTCGGCCAGTTCCGTGGAGAGCTTGGAAATGGCCTGCGCACCGGCATCAGTTGTTTCGACAGAAAGCCCGTCCACCGTGATGGTGGTTAGCTTTTGGTCACTCATACTTGAGTCCTCCGGTTGAATGTCTCCCAATCTTAGTTTGGAACCTCCTCTGGCGCGGGAAACAAGAGCCAGATGGTTCATTCGCAAATTCGTTTGAATTGCGTCGTATTGCTCGCCGTCAGGAGTCACCCCGTCAGCGATCTTCAAATCCATGGTGTAACCCATAGACAATTCGCGCTTGCCTTCGCGCCAGTCCTCGATGGCGTCTTTGTCCATCAGCATGAGGGGAACGCGGACAAATTCACCGTCTCGCAGCACCTCATCCCCGGTCTGACCTTTGGCGTGGTCTTTCCAATTCTTGGCGTCCACCATTTCACGCGGATGATCGACGGTCACCGGGCGATGGGCGTAACTCGCCATGGCGTCAGTCGCAAAGACCTCCTCCGCTGGCCTGAACACGCGCACCACCTTGTCGGGCGCTCCGTCCATACCCAACTCCCCGGCGCTGTAAAGCTGGATCCCTGTGCGAGCTACAGCAGCCTCGGCCACCAGGAAGCCATCGCGGGTCAGGCGAGCGCCCGAAGCATCCACGGTGTCAAATAGCATCTTACTCATCTTCTTCCTCCTTTCCGGGTTCTGTTGGTCCCGCTTCCAGTCTCAATCTCTCATTCTCCAGCCGCGCAGCTTCTTTGGCTTCTTCTTCTTCGGCTGCTTCTCTGAGATCCGCTTCAGTGATCTCGAATGAGGGCAGAATCGAATGTTCAACCAGCACGTTGGCCGCAGCCATCGCCAGCTCCTCTTCCGGGAACAGCCCGGACTCAACCAACGCCTTGATCATCTCGGCAGTCTCCTTGCTGATCTGAGACTTTTGCTCATCCGACATCTGCCAGAGCGATGACCATTCATAGGCCACCTCTTCGGGCCGGTCTCCCAGCGCCGAGCGGATCAAGGATTCATCCAGCTCGCGGAGGACCGGAGTCATCATCAAAGTCTGCATCGAGTTGACCGCGTCATAGTAGTTCTTCAAGTCAGACTCGCCTGTGCTGGACAAGCCTGCCGGAGACTGGCCGAGAAAGCGAGTGATTGGAATATCGGCGGCACCGGACACCGCTTGAAGTGCCTGATAGCTGATGTCGGGGAGACCGGAGAATGTGAACACCTTTTGGTTGTACTCCTCATCTCCGTCGATGATGAGCATGCCGTTGTTGCCCTTGAGCTGGGCACTCAGCTGAACCCGCTCGGTGAGGAGTTCTCGGGATCTCGGGTTGGCCATGATCTCCATCAGGTCCGGGATCGAGAGCACATCCACCTTGGCCTCATAGACCAGAGATGCGATGTTGGATGCCGTGGAGTCCGCGTTGCGGACCGCTTCATACGCGGACTGGAGGACGCTATCGCCCCAGCCTTGCTTGACGGCTGCTGACTCGATCGGTGACAGGATCTCGTGGCCCACGAAGATGGCGAGCCGGGACGGGTGAATTTGCACCGTGCCTTCATTCTCGCTGCTGACCTCGTAGTATTGAGGCTTTCCGTAGTTCTCTGACAACGGGTCCATGTCGATGTCGCCCGGCACCAGGATGTCCTTCGAGAGCACCGTGGCGAAAGACAGCCCGCCCTGCTTCACCGAGTTCGGCTCCAACGGCAGCTCCGGGTCATCGTTCGCGATCGAGAAGTAGATGCCCGCGCCACCAAACAACCGGCTCATCTGAAGCGCCAACTTGACTTTCTGCGGAAGGAACAGCCGCGCCTCTTCCGCCTCGATCTTCTCAATCTGATCCGCGTCCGCCTGCCATTCGCGCCACTTCCGGGTGGCGTCCTTGGCCGGGATGTCCACAACCTTGCGCCCCATCCAAGAGGTCCGGTAGATGGCCGACCAGTGGTCATCCGAATACTGGACAATCGTGTAATCGCCTGCCGCCTGTTTGTCGCGTTCCGTTCCCAGTCCTGAAACAAGATTCTTGAAATTGTCCCGGACCGCTTTCAACTTACTCACATCGGTGTCCTCCATAATTCTTCACTCGGTACTCGCAGCATCCGCCACCACCGAGGACCGCCACACGTCATGCAGCGGGACTTCAAAGTCAACGGTCCAATATCGTTGTCCGCCTCCCAGCTCATCAAAGTTCCCTTGAGCCGGGTTGGCTTCTTGGTCTTGATCTCGAACACCAACCCGTCCACGGTGAACGCCCGCAACAGCCCATCCTTCCACAACACTCGGACCCGAGCGTGGTTGGCTATTCCGGACATCGCGATGGACGGGAAGTTGGTCATTTGGCGATGTCCTGCTTCAAGATGTACTTGCCGTGGTCAATGGTCCAATCCTTGCTGTTGAGATCCGTCCATTGGATGTCGTAGAAGAAGTTGCCCACGTTGTCGGCTTCGACATCGCTGGGTGTGAATTCCACAACCCCGTTCGCGGCATCGGTGATGATGCCGGTCATCTGTGCGATGTTGTTCGAGGATGATGCCGGCTCCTTGCTCGGGTCCACCGCCATCAAGAATCCGTAGCCCGTGATGTCAACGGGATCTCCGCTGCATTTGTCCACGCACTGGATCACATAGGGGCGGGTGTCGCCGCGTCTTCGTATAATCGTTGTCATCAGATCTTCACCTTGTTCGGTTGTGTGTCCACCCGGACGGTGGAGGGCTGCAAGTTCAAACGGACCAAGACCGGGCGAATCCCGCTGCCTTCCGCCTCCGACCACTGCAACGTCGCATCGTCTCCAATCATCGCAAACGCGCCGGGGCTGGCGCTGAGTTCCAATACTCTCGTGAGGTCCGCGTCCTGTCCAGCAAACGCGAAGTTGCCGGCGAAAGCCTCCAGCGCGAAGTTGCGCCGGAGATCCGCATCATCACCGGACATCGCGAAGTCACCGGCAACACAATCCATCTTCCGTTGAACAGCCAACTCGGCGTCTTGACCCGAGAAGGCGAATGTGCCAGACTCCGCTGGGAATCCGCTCTCAACGACCAAAGATGCATCCTCACCCACCAGCCCAAATGAACCCGTCTCGGCATCGAGCTGGTAGGTGAGGTGCAACCCCGCATCGACGCCATTCAAACCGAAGGATTGAGGGTCAGCTTCAAGGACCAATGCGCGGGTGAGCTCAGCATCCTGACCACTCAGCACAAACGCGCCGGTCTCGGCCAAGAAGGATGCTGTGGCGTCAAGTTCCGCATCGACGCCCGAGAGGTTGAATGCCCCGGTCTCGGCGTCCATGCGATATTGTAAAGCGAGCGTGGCGCTTGCTCCATCAAATGCGAACGATGCCGCCTCCGCGTCCATGCGGACACCACGCTCTAAAACAGCAGGCTGGCCTGAGAGCAGGAAGGAGCCTGTCTCTGCGTCTATCTCATACGTTACTTCCAACGCGATTGTCTGACCGGAGAGCGCAAACGATGTCGCCTCCGCTTCAAGCCGCAAATCCCTAAGGAGTGAGCTGGCGGCGCCAGCAAGGATGAACGAGCCAGTTTCAGCCGTGAAGGAATCCGTGAAATCTAAGTCTGCTGGTTGTCCTGTGAGGTTGAATGAACCGGCTTCCGCTTGGAGGACAAAAGAGCCAAGCAGATCGGCACCAATTCCGGTCAACGCATACGATTGAGGATCAATCGCCGCCACACGCTCCGTGGTGAAGTTCGCATCCACCCCGGCCAGTGTGAATGATCCCTCGGCTGCGGCCAGTGTGCGGCTGGCCAGCAAATCGGCGTCGATACCGGCGAGGGCGAAAGCGCCCGCGTCAAATTCTGTGAGCAGGGATCTGATGAACTCGGCATCTTGCCCAGCGAGAGCGAATGTGCCAGTGTTGGCCAAGAACACTCCGGCTTGGTCGAAATCGACCACACTGCCGGCGAGATCGAAGCTGCCGGCGTCCGCTTCAAGAATCAGGGACCGCTGTAGCGCGTTCGAGATCCCGGAGAGGTTGAAGGCGCCAGTCTCGGCTTCGAGCTTGACCGTTGTGTCCAGGTCCGCATCGACGCCCGAGAGCGCGAAGCTGCCTGCCTCGGCGGAGAAGGTGAGACCGGCGCTGAGATCCGCGTCTACCCCGGAGAGCGCGAAGCTGCCTGCCTCGGCGGAGAGCAGCGCACCGTAAAACAGCCCTGCTTGGCCGGAGAGGGCGTAGGACTGTGTATCACCGTCCAGGTGGTAGCCGAGTAGGAAGGAAGCCTCTTGGCCTGCGAGGGCGAAGCTACCGGCGTCGAAGTTGACCTCAATTCCATAATCGAGATCCGCCGCAACGCCGCTCAGAGCGAATGACCCGACCTCGGCAGAAAATACCAATGTCTTATCGAGATCCGCCGAGATCCCGGCGAGATTGAACACGCCGGTCTCGGCGTCAAAGGCCAGCTGCCGGGTGAGATTGGCATCCGTCCCGGAGAGGTTGAACGTGCCAGTCTCCGCGTCAAATACGACGGAGATCTCAAAGTCAGCATCCTGACCAGAAAGATTGAACGCGCCCGCGCTCGCGTCCAGAAGTACGGACCGGGTGAGTGCATTGGCGATCCCGGAGAGGTTGAACGCGCCGGCATCGAATTCAACCAGCAGCTGGCGCTCAAGATCCGCAGCAACGCCGGAGAGGTTGAACACGCCAGTCTCTGCAGGCATGTCGCGGTTGAATTCGAGATCCGCTGTCTGGCCGCCGAGCGCGAAGGCGCCAGCGTCAAATTCAACCAGCAGGGACCGGGTAAGCTCGGCGTCCGTTCCGGTCAGAACGAAGCTGCCGGCATCAAGCTCGACAACCTGTGTGAGATCGAGATCCGCTGCTGCGCCTGCGAGATTGAACGCGCCTGTCTCTGCCGGGAGGTTCCGGGTGAAGCTGAATGTGGCATCCGCCCCGGTCAACGCGAAGCTGCCGGCCTGCACTTCGAGAAGCACCGTGAAGTCTGCGGCCTGCCCAGCGAGAGCGAATGACCCGGCATCGAGGGCCAGCGAATAACCGCGCAGAAGGTCCGTAGCCACACCCGAGAGGGCGAAGGCGCCAGCTTCAGCCGGAAGACGGACGGTGACGTCCAGATCTGCGGCCTGACCCGAGAGAACAAAGCTGCCGACATCAGGATGCAGGTGGCGCTCGTAATTGTACAGCGCGTCTTGGCCGGAGAGGTTGAACACCCCGGCTTCGGCGGGCAGGGTGAAGGTCTTGATGAGTTCCGCCGAGATCCCGGAGAGGTTGAACACCCCGGCGCTCAATTCCAGCGTGATGTTGAACTCGGCGTCTTGACCGGAGAGCACAAACGCGCCGGTCTCAGCGGCCAGATTGTTGCCGCCGGTGTCCACCGTGGCATCGTTCTCGGTGAGCAACATCGGGATCGTATCGCACCGGACTCTGCGCTTGCGGCTCGCCTTCGCCCGGTTGGGGATCAGTACCCGCTTTTCAGTTTGATTCGTGACACCAACCAGAAGTTCCGGACCTTCCCAGACCTCGGCCACGGAAGTCCCAGCACCCTCGGCGTAGATGAAGCATTCCAGCACCTTCAGCTTGGCCCATGTCCAACCGCCAGCGGGAGGATCGAGCAAGTGCCATTGGCCCGGATATTTGACAGCTTCTTCTTGCTGCAGCCCATCTCCACCCGGCCTGCCGCTGTTCGGGCCGTTGCCTTCGAGGTAGTCAAGTGTGGCCAGCAGATCGGTGCTGTTCTCGGACCAAATTTCACAGAAGATGTTGTCATAACCGTCGTTGAAGATCTGAGCGCCGAATCGAGCATACACCCGGTCGATGACGTTGATCTCGCCAAAGGTCTCGACACCCTTGATGACGAGATCGTTGGTGCCCTTCGAGCCTGCGGACCCGGACGCGAGCGCAGGCGTTTGATTTATATTAGGCTGCGGCCACCGTCCCTGCAGTCCAATCAGGAATTCATCTGTCCACACGCCATTGGTATCGGTGACCGCCACATGACCGTCAAACCGGTAGCGCTTGGTGAAATCGAGTCCCGCTATGGTCCAGAAGCGCTGCTCAATCTTGTATATGCGAGCTTCCGTTGTGCCGGGGTTCGAAAGCTCAGATGTATAAAAGAATGCGTCCATGGAGACGTTGTAGAACATGTCTCCATCGTTGAACCCTTTGTCCGCCCAATTCTTCGTATGACCGCCACCGGGTCCGGGGACTTCAATCCATGATGTCCAAGCCGCGCCTGATGTGGTCCTTCTGACCTCGCGCCCGGATCGGCGGAACCCTCCGCTTGACCCGGCGCCACCGATGACCGCGACAGCGGCACCGGTTCCGTTCTCCAATGACCCATACATCCGGCCTTCGGCGTAGAGGATGGAGGAGACAGTCTTTGAATTATAGGCCTTGGGCTGGACCTCCGTATTCCAGTTATACGCCAACGAGTTGCGCCGGATCTGCATACCGGCATCGTCAAACGTTCCCTCTTGGGTGCAGCTTGTATACGTTGACAAACTTCCGTCGATGGCGTTGTCGCGGTTCGACCATCCACCGAAAGAATTATACGACTGCCCCCAAATGTAGATCTCGGTGCCGTCCCGGTCCGTATCCATCAACGCCAAATGGGTCATCCGGGCATCGCGGGAGATCCAGTGTAGCGGTCTGGTTTGGCCCTGAACAATTCGGGGCGAGATCCCGGCAACGTTGGTCGCCAGCTCCATCCCGATCGTATCACACACCACCGTCGCATTGACAAAGACCGCTGCGGGATTCGCGGTGATCTCCATCGGGATCGGATCGGTGGCCGGGAACCTGCCAAACCTGACCAAGCCGGGTGAACTGGTGGTCCACGTCATTACCGCCGTGGCATTCTGGGTGACAACCCGGTTCAAGATGTAATCAA